AGTACTACAGACTAGAACATGGGGCGGCTGAGAAAATACAAAAGTCCAAGAAAGATATTCTAGAGCCTCTTGATATACATGAGTTGTATCATATTGCGACAGGCGACACCATAAGTGAAGATGCGGAACTTTCCGAAATTCTTGAAAAAATAGATGACCAGCTTCCATCTAGTATGAGGGGCGATTATCTTAAATTAAAGAATAATGCCTCACTACCAAAAAGTAGAAAGGCTAAAGTTGTGTCTTTTATACAAGATATTATAGAAGAGGGCGAATACGATGAGTGAATTTAAAAGGGGCAGGTTCTCGTTTGACGAAATGTCTTATATCGAGCAGCACTGCGAGGTTCTTTCTCCTGAAGCCATAGCAAAAGAATTAAATCGCGACCCCGGCTCTATCGGTGATTGGATCAAGAAGAAAGTTGGCTTTTCTGCAAAGCAAAAGAAAGAGGCGGCTGTCGCCAACGAATTAAAAGAGAAGCCCTACTTCAAAGAGCTATCAAATCAATTTACGCCAGAAGAGTTAGAGATGTTTCAGTTCCATTTCAAAAAAATGTGGAGCCAGTTCAAAGACGATGTGTTTCACACAGAGGAAATGCAAATAATTGATACAATCAAGCTTGAGCTATTGATGAACAGGATTCTAAAGTCTCAACATGAGAATCAACAAGATATTATAGCAAATGAAAGAATTGTTCAGAACGAAAAGGCGCGGGACAGAGATCAGCGCGATGTTGATCTAATTATGAATATAGAGCGCCAGATTGCGATCCTAAGAGCTTCACAAGAGACCCTCAGTAAAGACTACAAGGATCTGCAAGCGCGCAAGGCTACGATGCTCAAGGATCTTAAAGGCACAAGAGAGCAACGAGTAAAGGCTATTGAAGACTCTAAGTTTACATTCGCATCACTTGTGAAAAAATTAGCTACAGACCCTCAGTATCGAAATGAGATAGGGGTGGAGATGGAAAAAATGAGACTCGCTACGGAGCGAGAGAAAGAACGACTTTCTGATTATGTACAATATGAAGACGGTATTGTGGACCAGCCGTTTTTAACACCGGAAACACTAAAGGAAGAAGAATGAAGGCTATTATATTTGGAATTACAGGACAAGACGGAAGCTATCTCGCAGAACTACTACTAGAAAAAGGGTATGAAGTAGTTGGTATAACGAGAAGAGTTAGCGTATCGACATTAAATCGAATTAATCACATTCTGCCCAAAATTAAGATCGTCGAAGGCGATATTACGGATGCTTTTAGCGTTAGCAATGTAATCAAAGAAGAGGCTCCTGATGAGATTTACAATCTCGCTGCTCAATCGCACGTTGGAACGAGTTTTAAGCAACCAAGCTTGACTTGGGACGTAACTGCTGGTGGAGTGCTGAATATTCTAGAGGCAATAAGATATTCGGGCAGAAAAGACGACATTAAGTTTTATCAGGCCAGTTCTAGCGAAATGTTTGGTAAGAATTATAATCTGCGAGAAGGTCTTGCTGAGATGATTAAATATCAGGATGAAAAGACACCCTTCATGCCGCAGAGTCCATATGCTATAGCAAAATTAGCGGCTCATCACCTTGTGCGTAATTATCGTGATAGTTATGGGATTTTTGCTTGTAGTGGGATTTTGTTTAACCATGAAAGCGAAAGGCGGGGCGAAAAGTTCGTAACAAGAAAGATTACCAAGTGGATTGGCGAGCTTGTGGCTTCTGGTATGGATACAGAGTTTCCTGCACTGCGATTGGGTAATCTAGACGCAAAACGGGACTGGGGCCATGCAGAGGATTATGTGCGGGGTATGTGGGAAATGGTACAGCACGAAACACCAAATGATTATGTGGTGGCGACGGGAGAGACTTATTCAGTTAGAGAGTTTCTAGATATAGCTTTCAAGCATATAGGAATTGATGATTGGAACGATTTTGTGGTAATTGACCCAGAATTTTACCGTCCAGCAGAAGTAGACTATTTATTGGGAATACCAGCAAAAGCAAAGCGTGTATTGGGCTGGGAACCCCAAATTTCATTTGAACAACTTGTAGAAAGAATGGTAGATAGCGATGTCGAAGAGGCGAGACTACAACGACCCGATTTACAAAGACTTTAGGCTAAAAGTCCTTAAAAGAGACAAATATACTTGTCAAATGTGTAAAAAGAAAGGGAAGCGAGCCAGATTAAACGTTCATCATATAATGAAATGGTCTTCGGCAGCTTCTCTTAGGTACGACATTGACAACGGTATAACCCTATGTAGTAGTTGTCACAAATCAGTAACAGGAAAAGAGTCCCACTACGTTTCATATTTTTCGCAACTTATTAACAGAAAGAAAAACTAATGTTCAAAAAAGAAGACGCTGCAAAAAGCGAGCAAGTAAAAAAAGAAGTCGCCTCAGAAATTTTTATAGAAGTTCCAAAGCCGGAACCTGTTAAAGAACAGCCCGCCGTTCAATCGGGCCTAAGTTCGGATTCTATTGTTGCGGAAATTTCCAGACTTCCCAACCAATCAGCCGTTTTTGAGTCTTGCGATATAAATACGTGGAATGAAGTATATATTGCCTTGGGTAAACTAAAGCTTCATACTAGGGCTAAATGGGACGAGGTTTCTAAGGTTTTGACATATAGATAATGATACCAAAATATAAAGTAATAAAAGATACAAGAGAGCAAGACGGGTGGTTTTTCTCTCCTTATGATAAGTGTTCTGGCATGGATGTTGGAACGCTTAATACTGGAGACTACACGCTTGAAGGATTTGAGGATGTTGTTTGTATAGAAAGAAAAGCTTCTGTATCAGAGATTGCTATGAATCTAGGAAAGAAGAAAAACACATTCTATAAAGAAATGGACAGAATGAGAGATTTTCATTTTCGTTATATTCTTTTAGAGTTTTCCGCTTCTGATCTTATAGATTACCCTATTAGTCTTTTGAAGTCAGATGAAGATAAAGATCTTTATACGAGATACAAGAATAAAGAAATATCGCTTCCTAAATTTAAAAGATTTCAGGTTGTAGAACAAACAAAAATAACAGGAAGATACTTATTAAAAGCGCTTATGGAAATATCTATACATTATGATGTAAATATAATGTTTTGTGACAATAAACATAATGCGTTCATGATATGTAACAGTATCTTTAAAAGACTGAACGAGTCGTTCCACAAGGAGCAGTAATGTCAAATATAAGAGATAGCATTGGAGAAATCCATAATTACGGAATTGATGTTAAGAATAGGGAGATCTATTTACATTCCGCTAAAGATGGAGGAGAAGATGATCCCGGTGTAGATTACCGGATGGCTATAAATTTTGTAAAAAACATAAGACATCTAGACTCGTTAAATAACGAAGAAATAAGAATAAACATGCAAAGTATTGGCGGGTCTTGGGCCGCAGGAACCTCTATATACGATGCTATCGCTTCTTGCAAGTCTTACGTCACTATTGTCGTATATGGACAGGCTGAGTCTATGAGTGGTATAATACTACAGTCGGCTGACAATAGGCTAATGTCACCAAGTTCTCATTTTATGGCGCACTTCGGATCTACAGACTGTAGCGGAGACTACCAAAGCTCTCAAAATTGGGCAGAGCTTGATAAATATAACCTAGAACTAATGTTGAATACATTTACCGCAAAGTGTCAAAATGGAAAATTTTTCCAAGAAAGAGACTATAATGCATCCCAGACAAAATCTTACATAAAAAGAAAAATGAAAAACGGAGATTGGTACTTATCTTCCCAAGACGCTGTTTACTATGGTTTCGCAGATGGAATTTATGAAAATGGATAAATCTCAACAATATCAGCAACAATTAGATGATGCTTGGCTAGGTATAGACGTTGATGAGTCAAAAATTTTCAACCCTATGGATTTTATAATGGAGGGTGCTGATAAAGACCAGCTTCTAGAAAGAATAGCTTGGCTAATGATGCGCCCGGAATATTTTTCCTTCGCTTCTAAATATGTACTAAATATTGATCTAGCTCCGATGCAGTCACTTTTGCTACATGAAATGTGGAATAGAAAATTCCCTATGCTTATAGGCACTAGAGGTATGGGTAAATCTTTCATACTTTCTGTTTACCCTCTTCTTCGCGCTCTATTTATGCCTAGAAGAAAAATTATTGTTGTTGGTGCTGCTTTCCGTCAATC